CCCCAATCAGCCATCCACGGCTCCAACTCTTCATCATCATCGCTGGCTACACGACGACGGTACAGCATATGATCACATAACTCTTTTCTAATATGTCCGCCGCTACTGTACCAACTGACCATACGGTCGTTCCAACTGCGCCTGAAAATTCTCAGCCATATGTCTCGGAAGAAACATCGCCTACCATTATCGGTCAGGCCAAGAAGGTTGCTAAGTCTAAGCTAAAGCAGAAGAACCGTAAGCAGAACGAGCTAAGGATTGATATGCCCATCACTCTGCAGTTCGAGGCCGCCACTGCGTACAGCGCTTCAGGGTTCACCCCAGATGCGGATTCGCAGAAGTGGATTGTGACCGAGGTTGAGATTCATTTGAGCGGTAAACGAGGATCAGAGACTCGGGTAACATTCTCTCCGGCGATGACATTCTAAGGGACTAGCATGGACGATACTGGTTACGGCAGTGCGAATTTTGAATCAACCGGAGTTAACGTAGTCCGGTACGGAACCGTTGTCGACAGGCGCCTGACTAATGCCGGCGCACAGGTAAGGGTCCAATACGTAGACCGCGGAGTAATAAGCGATTGGTTGCCGGTAGGTCAATCTGGATCCAGGGGAACAGTATTCTATAACCCACCTCCACAAATAGATGACAATGTTACAGTTCTGCATTTCCCAACCGGTATTGAACGAGGAGTTGTCGTTTGTACTAATAATACTCTTAATAATCTTAGCTTCAAGCCAAGGTCGATAAACTCCATCGCGGTTCAGGGAAAGGATGGAAGTTACTTCGAATACAATCCTGACAAGCAATGCTTATCTATAAACGGAATAGCCACTCTGTACTTTAACGCTTCCGGACAGATGCAGATCGTCTGCGGCGGAGATCTGGATGCAACCGTGTCCCAGAACCTTAACGCAACCGTATCGGGGAACCTCAGCGCCAACGTATCAGGATCCGCAACGATTACAGCGCCAAATATTAAGTTGGCCGGCAATGTTGAGATAACTGGAACCTGTCAAATCGATAACAATCTCACCGTTAATGGATCCCAGACTACTGTTCAGAACCTTCAGATTAATGGAGTTGAGGCCGGTGGTGGGGGCACATAGGTAATTATTCTTATGGCACTTGTAGGTATTCTTGGAACAATTCCATTTGAGGGAGGATTAAGTTCCGCCTTTACGTTTCACGAAGTTTCAAAGAAGCGAAAGAATGCTTTTGCCAAACACCGAATCATCAAGGGCAACGATCTGATTGAAGATGTCGGATTCGATCCAATTGAGATCGATATCCAGATGAAGTTCTTCAGGCCATACACTTTGGACCCGGCCGCATCTCTTATTGCGCTCGAGACATTGATGGATTTGAAGATCCCGGTTCCAATGTTTATTGGCAACACTCCTGTAGGAAGAGGATTACTGACACTGTTCCTGGTGGAATCAATAGATTCCAAGATGGAAAAATGGGTCGGATCTACGCTTACTATTCTTCAATGCACGGTAAAGTTACTGGAGTACGGCAACCCGTTCGGAATTAGCGGTCCGCTGGGGGCATTGGCATCAGCTGGCGCATCAGTTGTAGGGAGCTTAATATAACATGCCAAAGCTCTCGTCATTCACTGCACTGGTTGGAAATACTCTTTGGAATCTAGGTGGTTCGTTCCAGTTCGATTTCAATGTGAAGCCTAATACAGTCGAAGAAGTTCTGCAGAACGTGTACGAGATATGGAGCGTGCCAATTTACAGCCAACCGTATCTTAGAGACTTCGGTAACGATGTGTCGTGGATAGATGCCCCTGGCAATATTGCACAACTGCAGCTTCAGGTCGCCTTCCTTCTAGCATGCGCCAAGTGGGAGCGTAGAGCTAAGTTCACTAAGATTCAATTCGCATCAGACGTATCAAGTTATGTGGCCGGAATTTATTCTTTGTATGTTGAGCTTGAGATAGATCTGTCAGTTCAAATAACAAGCAACTTGTTTTCAGGACCGTCCGCTGCTCCAACATGGGTCGTGGATAGCACTGATTGGGGTAGTTATCCTGTTGTGAAGAATGAAACATTGACCTTATAAATATATGCCTTCGCCTTCATTCGTTCAGGGTCATTCATATAATAGCGGACCTTCCTCGGTTAACGTAAGCTCTTTTTCTGGAGCATTTTCATCGGGAAACGCGTCAGGAAATACAATTATAGTATTTTTCGCTATTGATCCTGTCGGATCAAGTGCTTTTAATTCTTTCTCCGTATCTGATTCTCGCGGTAACCAGTACATTCAGGCGGCGTCGATGAGCGCTGCAGGAAACAACGCCTATGTTGCATTCATTGCAAGTGTAGTTTCTGCTGGGGCAAATACGGTAACGGTTACGGTTGGAGGAGCGGCAGTGCAATACTGGGATTTGGAAATCCTTGAATATACCGCATCAATTCTTGATAATGCCGTAATTGCGACTGGTAATAGCTCCACTCTATCCAGCGGTAATATAACTACCTCAGGAACAAATGAAACGCTGGTAATGGGTGGCAATGGTCAAGCACCTCATACTCTTACTCCAGATGGTACATTTACCGTAAGGCTCCAGGAGACAAATATTTGGTTTGCATGCGTCGCTGATAAGTCAGCGGCCGTACCTGCAACATATTCGGGTTCATTTAACAGCGTATCGTCAGCTCAGTGGTTCTGCGCAATAGTGGCTCTGCAAGGTCCGGTTCCTCCAATTATTACGTCACTTAACCCTGCCAGTGGATCTACTTCCGGAGGAGAAAGTATTTGGATCACAGGGACCGGATTTACCGGTACAACAGCGGTTCACTTTGGGGCTAACTCGGCTACGTTCTTCTTTGTTAATCCCAATATACTTGTAGCAACATCTCCGGCTAACTCACCATCTAGCGTAGGAATAACGGTTACTACTTTATTAGGAACATGCGCACCTTCTCAGTTTTTATATGATTCTCCACCTACATCAGTATTAGGAGAAGTTGTTTTAAATGGTAAATATCTTGGAACTCCAGGAAGCTATCCTTCAGAAACTCGCTACATCCAGTACGTTTTTGATGCAAATGAGCTTACCTGCTGGGACGGTCCGGATGCGCAAAATGATTGGGTTGGAATAGATGCAGGAGTTGCATCAAAGCTTACCCGATTCCGACTTTCTCCAAAGCCAGGTTTAGAAGATCGTAGCATAAGTGGACAGATCCAGGCATCTAATGACGTTACATTTACAACCGGAGTCGTAAACATTGGAGGCGGAGGGATATTTACCCGCCCATTAAGCGGACAACTTTTAAATGAGTATCTATTAACTAATCCGGGAACAAATTACAGATATTTCAGGTGGCTGTCTCAAGGAGGAGCTAGCTATGGCGGTATAGCGGATTTGGAGTTATTATCTAATTATATTCCTGGAATGGTATCCAGGTGTGCTCCTGTAACTTTTTCTCCTAATGGTGGTGTATACGATCTTCCGATTGCTGTTACGTTATCAAGCCTAACATCTAGCGCATTAATATATTACACAACAGACGGAAGTATCCCATCCTCTGGGTCATCATTATACAATGGACCATTTGTTACTCAGTCATCTGTAATTACGGCTATAGCTATTCTGCCGGGATTATCTGATAGCAGGGTAACGTCACAAAGGTTTACTATAGGCGACCAAATTATTTCTACCAATGTACTAGTAGATAGCAATAGGGGAGCCAGGGTATGGGCTGTTAGCCCGGTATTCATGCTAGATCCGGTAAGCAAAAAATGGTACATGTACGGGGATAATAACGATACTCCTTCTGTGTATACAGCTCCCGGGGCGTTCATGGCGCACAATATATATTCTTCGTCCGACTTATTGAACTGGAAGTATGAAGGAAATTTCGGAGGCCCCGGACCTGGATTAGCAAACGGAGGCAACCAAACCTACGATAACAGAGTGGAGGTTATCTACAACGCTAAGAACAATAACTATGTCTGTTGGATAACCGTAGCATTTACATTTAGTTCAACAGTATACACGTCTCCGTCGCCTACCGGACCGTGGACCTTTTTCACTACCTACGGTACATTGGACGGCTTTGACTGCGCAGGTGATGTTGGATTGTTTATAGATCCCGCTGATGGAGTAACCGCGTATTTACTGCGTTTATGCGACACTCAAAACCACATAGGAATAACGCGATTAAACTCAGATTATACGCAGACCGATGGAGTTCACAGTGTATACTATCCTAATAATGGAAGTAATCCGTTTGGAGGATCTCGTGAACAGATGCGTATGTTTAGCCGAAACGGTGTATATTTTTGGATGACTTCAGGAACTACTGGATGGGCTCCTAATACAAATCTGTATGTAACATCCAATAGCCCTCTTGGTCCAATTTGGAGTGCACCGGTTAATCCTTTCCAAAACGTTTCCGTACAACAAACCCCGGAGGAGGTTCACGCCAATGTGGTACCTACATATCTTAATTCATACGATAGTCAGGTTAATAACTTTCTTTACATACCGGGAAGGAATGCATATATCTATACTGGAGATAGATGGGGTATAGTGCAGCCTCCGCCATCAGACACGCCCGCTAATGACAATTTCCTAGGTCACAGGGTATTGTTTTTACCAATATCGTTTCCTACGAATACAACCATGACCATTACGTGGAATGACTCATGGTCATTTGACGAATCATTCACATCATCGAATCCACCGCTTGCCGCAATTGCATTATCAATAACCGATTCGGGTTTTGCTACATGGTCTAACCAGGAGTTAACTCCATGTAATATTTATATTGATGGAGCAAATGATGTATTTTTTACAAAAAATGTTATTAGCACACTGCTGCCTACTGGATCCAGTTTTGTACAAGTTCCCTTCAACAGGTTAGCATACAGAATAAGAAGTGTTAATTCCGGTGGGTCTTCTGTATCTAATTACTTTTCTTTTAAAAAGTCAATATTCGAAGGATCATTACTAGGATTTTCTCCGAGTCAAGTATCTTCAATACAGAGAATATGGAATGAAAGATTTAACATTCCTCCAAATCTTCCCAAACCATTATAATTAATGCCTGCTCCAAATCCATTTGCAAATCTACCAGCAATCTCGTTCGCTAATACTGACGTAACGGCCCTTGCTAACGCATTCATTACTGGGTGGGAAGCTGCCTGGCTTGCGGATACCGGGGAGGTTGTAAACCTTAGTCCTGCCGATCGCAGGTACCACTTCATCCTGTCGTTCATGGGATTTATCATTGCCGCGAATGAACAATTAGATGCGTCATTAAAGCAAGACCTGCTTCCGTTCGCTGACGGTGGATTTCTAGACAATATCGTAACCATATTTGGAGAAAGAGCAAGGCGACTGGGGGCGCAGGGGGCCGAAACATTGCTGAAATTCACATTGCCGCAATTCAGCGATCAGGTGTCAGACATCCCGCAAGGCACTCAAGTCGCGGACGGATCTGGTACCGGATTGATATTTGCTACGAACGCAGATTTGCAGATCCAGCCCGAGAATCTGATTGGATCAGTGGAGGCAACATGCACAACTGTTGGACCAATAGGAAACAATATTCCGGCCGGATCCATCACAAATCTTACCGGATGGACGAATACAAGCTTCACTCCAACCGTAACAAACCTTGACGTAACTTCAGACGGATCCAATGCGGAAACTTCTGATGCTATGCGATCCAGGGTTTATGGCGTTACAGACTCCTATAGCAATGCCGGATCATACGGAGCCTATAGATTCTTTTCGGAGTCCGCGGATCCTACTATTTCTCAGGTTTCAATCTCCGGTCCAGAGGATGGGCTGGCGCCAGGAAATGTTCTTGTAACCGTTCTCTGTCAAGGTGGCCTGATTCCAAGTACGGCAGTTCTGAACAATGTTCGCAGCTCGATCAACCCTAATACGGTTCGAGACCTATGTGCCAATGTTACCGTCGCAGCTCCAACTGGAGTTCCATTTAGCGTTAACGTTTCATACTGGGTACCAGTCGGAAGCGTAAATAACCTTTCAAATATACAGAATTCTGTTACGGCTTCGGTACATGGATTCATTACGAATGCCACTACGACTCTGGAGTATGACATTGATCCTTCTGTTTTGTCGGCATCGTTAGTTAACGTTGGTGCGGTAAACGTTACAGTGAATTCTCCTCCGTTCTCTGAACTTTCTAAATCTCAGGTTCCGGTTTTAGTTGGAGACCCAGTAATAACGTATCTAGGATTACAGTAATGCTCAATCTAGAGAATGCATCGCTTTTAGACTTCTGCAACCCTGCGGTAAAGAACGATCAGGCGTTTGTGGCTCTATGCAAAGCACTGGATCCAACGCTGCAGAAGATTGTCAAAAGTTATCAGAATGCAAAGATATTCTCTAACCTTAATAACCAGCCTGATTACGTTCTGGATTTTGTTGCCCTGTATCATTACAACGTAGACTATTACGATCCGTCCTTGCCCAAGAGTAAGAAACTTAAACTGATCAAGAATGTTATTCAGGACAAGATTAACAAAGGAACTCCGCAAAGAATAATAGACATTCTTACCGCGGTATTCGGATATGCTGAGCTGGTTGAATGGTGGCAGCCCGAAGGAGTGGCTCTAGGAATGGTTCCTAATACGTTTGGCGTAAACATGGCCGGCGTAAACTTTACCCCCAACGATCTACAGAACGCTACTCGAGCGGTTCTAGCTGGCAAAAATGTCAGGTCATACTTCACTGGATTCGTTAGTCTTAACTCGATAATTGGAAACGAATACACCGGAGTCATGCTAGGTCAGTACGATTACGGAGTTATAACTAATGCTACGTACCCGGTTTCTGGGTAATTATTTTTATGGCATTCGGATCATTAATCCTTACAGATGCGGCTAATGCGTATACAGCTCAGGAATGGGCGTCTTCCGGACAAATCACAGTAACTAGGGTTGCGGTAGGAAGCGGATTCCCTGGAGTTAGTGATTACGTTCCTGGATATACCGACCTGAAAATTCAGGTTATGAACGCAACTATAACTGGAATAAATAATATTGTTCCAGGTCAGTTAACGGTTCGTTCAAACATCTCCAGTGCCAATACTTCAATAACCTTCAACGTAAATGAGATCGGTATCTTTGGAACATTCGGATTAGGTTCCGAGACTCTTCTTGCTTACGCAACCACTGGAGCAAATACCGGAGACACAGTTGTGCCTACCGGATCCGGAACTCCAATAGTAAAGGATTACGCATTGCTGATGATATTTCAGCAGGCGATTTCATCTTCTGGAGTAATCCAATTAGTGCAGGTGGTTGGGCTACATGCAGCCACTCATTTAGACAATGGAGTTGATCCCATTCCTGTAGCTACAACTTCAAGAACTGGGTCACTTATCAAGCTTTCTGGGAACGTTTCAGACACTCTTCTTGGAACTGGAGCATGGGGAAACCTGTTCTTCCCAGGATTCGTTTCTGATTACGCTGGATCTACAGCGCCTTCGGGGTGGCTGTTGTGCGATGGATCTTCTTATCTTCGCGCCACATATCCAAATCTGTTTACGGCAATAGGAACTACATTTGGATCCATAAATGGAACCTCGTTCAATGTTCCAGATCTTCGCGGCAGATTCACAGTGGG